ATCGCTCGGCGGATTTCTGGCGTTAGGTTCATAGGTAGTGTTTTTTGATCGCCATCCGTATCCAGCGATACTTTGCCGCCGTTTGGACGCGCTTTAGTTTCAGTTCATCGCGGCTTTCCGCGACCGTCTTTCCGTTTCTCCGGGCGTGCCGGAAGGCAAAACGGCGGTGACGCTTTTCGCCGTTCTCGTCTTCCAGATGCCACTCGGCATTTGTCATCCCGTGCAGCTTGAAGCCGCTCGCTTTATAGACCGTTCCTTCGTGGCCTTGCTCTGGGTCTGCGAAGGCTATCAGGCAGTCATACGGGTATTCTTTCGCGGCCATCTTCGACGTGAGCGCGATGAAGCGGGACAGCGGGTAGTTCAGCGGCGGCTCGGCTCTGCACATCCGTTTGATTTCCAGCACGCGCTCGACGCCGAGGAATTTTGCCTGATACGGATTCACGCCGATTCCATAGACGATGACGGCATACAGTTCGTTGCTCGCGTAGAGTCCGAAGCAGATGTTTTTGCCAGTCGGGATTCGGTGCGAGTAGTGCCAGCGCACCACCCATTGCTCCGCCGTTTCATTTCTGATTGGCCGGATTCGGAATTGGAGCGGTGAGGTCGGGTGCGAGCCGCCATCATCCCCTTGGAACAGGGGAAGCTCTGCGTTTGAGCTATCACCGCATAAATTTGGCCGTGTCCCCGAACCACCGGATGCAGCGAATGAGTGCCGCGCGAGCGGTTCAGGCAATTCGGACATTGTGGGAGCGGCACTCATCGCTGATCCGGGACGCTAAGTGAAGTAAATGCGCTCATGCCGCCCTCCAAACGATTGCCTGTTTCCCGCTTTCGTTCTTTCGTGTCGTGCCCGTGTCGGCTATCTTACCAAGCGCGAGCAATTCAGTCAGGCGAGGTCGGATTGACAAAAGCGACTTGCCAACTTCCGCCGCGCACTCGTCAGCGGTCAAGTCTTGATGGAAGAGAACATCTAGCACCTTTTGCCGCAACGTGGGCGCTTTCTCTTTCATCGAATCCGCCGCCGCCTTGGATGTGCCGCCGCGCTTGTAGCCGGGGGCAGCGGGGTATCGGGCAAAGTCTAGTTCTGGATGGTTCATTTGGTTATTTCCTTCTTCAATGCTTCAAACATCAAATCGCATTTCCCCCTTCCGACTTGGGCGATAAACAGCGGCATTTCGAGGAGTGACTTTATGCGATCCATTTGGTTCTGAGATTCGCCCATTTCTACAAGTCTGCGAAATATTCTTAGCTGCGCCTTGGTGTATGACTTAGGTTTCATTTGACTCCTTTCTTTTGCTTCTTTTTCCACTTTAAAACGTCATCGCGGACAAGCTCATCCGCGTCTGGAAAGTAGGCGTAAGTTTCGCCGTTAAACTTGATTGCCCCATAGTGCCTAGCGATGCTGAATTGCGTCTGGCTCACACCCTTGATCCCGTATGGAGTGCGCGTGTGAAGTTCACAGCCTTCTAACCCGTCTAGGTGTGTGCTCATTTGATGACTCCCTTCTTTTTGGTAATCTTGACAATGGCCGATCCGTAATCTCCAAAACTAGCTACGCCCTTCTGGCAATCCATGACGTGCTTTATGCACTGGCACCTTCCCTTCGAGGTGTCGTATTCGATTTTGAACTTAAACGTGGCTTCGATTATTTCGGTTTTGGTGCTCATTTGATAGTCCTCCCCCATGCTGCCTTGCGCGGAGACTGGCACCCCTGCGCCTGTCGCTTTGGAAAAATCGCCTCGTAAAGGTAGTTGGTTTCTTTCTTGCGCGGGATGCCGCTTTTGCGATGCCCCGCAGCAGTGCCCGTGCGACGGGAATTAGCTGGTGATGGTGTGGCGATGCTCATATCAGGCTTTCCGCCAGCCGCATTTCAACGGCAAGGTCGTCTCGGTTGTATTGCAGCGCGGCTTTTTGGTCGCTCGCCCAGAGAGTGCCAAAGTCCGCACCTGTTCCGCTCTTTTCGGGAAGCCCTAGCTCGCTCAGGACGGTTGCCAGCGATACGCGGGTGCCAAATTGCGCCCCGCTCCCCGCCAGCCAAATCTCTTGGAGGCAGCAAATCGCGTCGCTCCAAGGATAGCGCGGTTTGAAGGCGTTAAACACCCGCGCCGGCACTTTGATGCCCAAAATCCAAGCGCGCTGAATGAGGAATGGCAAATCGAAGCCCTTGATAAAGTAGCCGCTGACAATGATTCCCTTGTCAAGTGCTCGCAGGATTTCAGCGAATGACGCCTCGATGATAGCCGCTTCCGTCATATCGCCGATGTGATACTGCATCACGTTTTCGCCGTGACGGAAGCCGACGATTGCCAGCGTGCCGGATGTGGCGTGGAGTGCGCCGTTCGCAACTTCGTCGTTGCCGTAGTTGGCGCGGGCTTCTTCAATCTTCGCCGCGATTTTCGCCTCGTCCTTGAGCACGCCCAGCTTCACTTTGGCGGGGTCAAACGGAGGTAGCTTGGCGCGAATGTCCGCTTCCGGCATTGTCAGTGTTTCGATGTCTATAATGGTTACATTCATTGGTTTGTATTGGTAGAAGTTCCCGCCGCCGTTGGCTACGCACGGCGGGAATTATAATTACTAGAACGGGATGTCGTCCGGCTCGATGTCGGTCTTTTCCGGCTCCGTTGGTTTTGCGGGCGCGGCTTTCTGAGGTGCTGGTGCAGCCGATCCCTGCTTAGGAGCACGAACGCGGATGCCGCCGACGAGCTTTCCGCCCATGCTCACGTTTGGTTCATCGTAGGCAACGAGTTTGACGCCAGCCCAAAGGTCAGAGTCGCGCTGTCCCGTGAACTGGGCGATGATTTGGGCGTTCGTGCTGTTGAGCACCATTCCCTTTTCTTCTTCGTCAAAGTGAAGCACCCATTTTTCTTCGGGGCCGGAATCGCCCTTGATGATTTCTTGGATGCACTCACGAATTGTCAGCAGCTTTCCGCGCCCAAGGTCAGAGCGTTTAAGGTAGCTGGATTTTGTCATTTGTCCGATGTCAGGCATATATTTGATGTGTTATTGGTTTTGTGTTGTTTGTGTATTCTAGGGAAAGTGTTAAAAAAGAACTGGCTCTTTGATTTGCTGATTCCATTCAGAAATTGGAGCTGCCTGTTTCCTAAGATTGCACTTGGCGCATGAAACCACTAGATTTTCGATGCTGTGACTTCCGCCCTTTGATAATGCTATAATGTGATCGGTGTGGCACAATTTTGTGGGCACTCGATTGCAGCACCAATAACAGACGGAAAATCTCTTTCGCCTCCATTCCCTATCCCATTCGGACATAACTTTCTGATTTCCTATGGATGCGTTCTTTTTTCTTGCTCGGCGGGTTCTGCATCTTTCCCTGACTTTTTCTGGTTTGGCTGCATTTAGTGCTTTCGCCCTATCCTTATTTGCGCTGTGATATTCAGCATTGTATTTACGAAGTTTTTCTTTGTTAGCTGCGGCCCAAGCTCTATTTAAGGCCAACATTCTGACTTTATGGGCATTGTAATAATCGGAGTTTCGCACCCTTACAGCCTGCGGGTCGGATGCTTTAAGCCGCTGATAGCGATCTGCATCGTATAGCTTTTTAGATTCTATTTCCTCTTTAGTTTTCATTTCGCCTCCTTCCGCTTCGCCGCCAGCGCGGCGCGAGCCTTCACAATGCTTTGAGCGAGCGCGGCCTTGCGCTTCTCGGTCATCGTTTTGCCTCCCTTAGAACTGAATTGCTTGTGAGTCATTTGCGCTAAAGTATAGAAAGCGGCTTCAATGTAAATCCCTATTTTGTTCCGGGGTGAAAGGTTTCGGCTCATCGTTCGGGCGCAGCAGTTCCGCCTTGTCAAAGCAGGCTTTCATTGACACGCGGCCAAGGGTGAACGCCATGATAAAGTCGGCGCGAGTTGTCGTCTGCCGCTTCTCGTATGGGATCGCGCTCCATACTTCATCGGCGGCTAGTTGGTGTTGATCGGGAGTCATTGGTTTGGTTTTTTGTTAGTGCTCAATTCAGCGGGCCGGACGCTACTACGGCGCGGAGGTTGTATTCACTACCCCCCAAAGATGGCTTCCGCACAAAGCTAGTAGCGGTTGCGATATTTCTGCCGCTGGAACTAAACCAGCCATATTTCTAGTTTCTGCGTGTCTGCTTTCCACGCCGCCGCTGAATTGAAAGCTATGTTTCATTTGTTAAAGTAGGCTGGCAAAAGCGAGTGCCGCGACTATCAGCGCGATACAAAAGCACAGCACAGCGCGGTGAAATTG